GGTAGAAGGACACCCGTGACTCATCCGTCACAGGCGCTTCCTTATCGTCCAACATCCGCTCGAACATACTGGTGTTCTTGAACACGTGTGTCTTGAACCCCTCTGTCGAGGCGGCACCATTGCGTTTGAAACAACGGTAGAAAGATTGGAGTATTGGGCAACCCGGCACCGTAGCCAACCCACACTCACCGACAGCTCCCAGCCATTTCCGCCAAATTTTATCATTCGGCATTGGCAAGAGACACATGGGGTCCTTCTTCAGACAGGTGCGAACATTACGCACCATCATCCAACCCCCGACACAGTACACAGGATGTGACTGACAGAACTCGATCTCCTCAAACTCTGTCACAGGTGTTTCAGTGGTCATCCGGAAACCAATCCGGCGGAAAAATCCATCCACTTTGCTCATCACCTTCTCCACGTCCTCTTCCTCGACGAACAACACACAGTCATCGCCGTTGTTTGCAAGCTCTGCTTTGATGTCCAACTCCTGGCACAATGCCCAAATGGCGGAACACATGATGATACAGTTACCCAAAGAGGTGTTCAGATCACCACTCGCTCGTGTGCCCCGCATACGGAAGTGGACAATTCCGTCATCGCAACGAGCGATTCCGGAGTTAATGAGCTGCATGTCTAACAGCGATGCGAGCATGGGGTCCATCCACACGGATTTATAGTAGGAATGTTCGTACTCTAGCGCGTTAGTTGACACATGCATGTCAAACTTCTTGGCATCAAGGCCAATCGCGACTGGTTTGCGGAAACAATCCCACTTCTGCTTCAATACCCGTGCAGACTCCCTTACATTCATGCCCTTAATGACCGTGTGATCGGTGCGTTCCCCCCACGCTTTGTTGATGGCTCCATAAAATATTTTCTCGGCCTTCTTGAGCCATTTCCCAAGGTAAAGATTATACCGAGGGCTGCGTGGGTTGATGATCCGTGGTGCTTTGGACAAACTCTGTTTCTCGAATTTCGTGAAGGGCCGGATGTGCGCGTCTCCGCCGTTAATGCAATGCCGCATGAGGCTTTGGTATGCCCGCTGGTAGATCTTGCGTTTGGCACCAGTGTAACATTCAACTACTTGACGTAGCGTTAACACGGTGGCTAC